AATTCAGCAGTTGAACCTACGAATAAAGCATTTTGAATTTTTGTGTCGGCAGTTTTTGGTAGTTCTTTTAAGTCTTTTAATTTTTTATTTAAATCTTGTAATTTATCAACAGTATCACCTACATTTTTTATTAACTGACCTGCTACTTCATATGCTCTGGGATGTTCTCCTTCTTTTGCAACAGATAATATTCCATCTATTGCCTCTTGACCTTTTTGAATTAGGTCATAGTATGATTCTCTACTATACTTGTGGTCGTTATCAATATCATCTTTTTTCTTATCTTCTTTTCTAACGACAGCAGGAGGCTTAGATTTCTTTTCAAAATCTTCCGTTTCTACTCCTAGGTATTTGTTTATTATATCATCTGTACTCATAATTAATATTTATAACGATTTAGTAATCAGTTATTCATCAGTATCAGTTTCGGGATTGTATTTTTTAGAATCTTCAAAAAATTCTATGTTTGTTGTAAATCCAAAATCATCATCAGCGTCTGCACTTGTGGGATTAGGAGTTGTTGTAACTCTTTCTGTTCTCGCCTTATTTGTTGTGTCTGTATCATCATACAAGTCAATCTTAACTTCTTTAATAGTTTTACTTGTGTTATCAGGACCAAATAGATAAGTCTTAGCAGTAAAGTTTAAAGTATAAATAACTGCTCTTCTTGTTGTGTAACTACCATCATAGGTATCTGAATAAGAAACACTATTTAAAACAATAGGTACATCTCTTTTAATATTTAATTCTGGTACTGCATTTACTGTTACTGTATAGTCTGGTTGAAAAAATGGTAGTATTTGTTCTACTATTTGTAGACCTGCTTCTGCACTTGCCGTAAATGAATATAAAGAAAAACTTAAATTATACGGCACAGGTGTATAATTAAAATTCATAACTTTGCCATCTACATTTGATTTAACAGTTTTATATTTTTGTACTCTTGTAAGTTTTCTTTCACCATCATACGATAGACCTGTTATCTCAAAAGATAACTTAGGTAAAGTAACTGCAAATTGTCTATCAGATAAATTTGGTTGTTGTTCTAGTCTTGTTAGAAACTTTTCTTTAGGTGCATATGCCAAAGGCACCCGAATAGATTGCACTACATTACCATTTGAATCCCTTCTTTTAATTTGACTGTTATTAAAGATTTGACCAAATGCAATAGTCATTCTTCTCATTGTCTGATTGTAAAAATAATCTCCGAACATTAGAAGTCTACCTCACCAAATGGATTGCGTTCTGTAAAGTCTAGTATATCATCACCTACACTTGCTGTATCAAAACCTGCCTCACTATCTAAATCAATATTATTTGCATAAGGCGATTGTGTTTGCAATGCATAAGTTTCCATTAAGAAGTAGTTAGCGTCGCCACTTGCTCTATCGTTTTCAAGTAGTAGAGCACCATCCTCGTTTTCTAAACTCATTTGATGTGCCATCATATCAAGTGAGAATTTATCTTCTGCACTATCAATATCTGCAACGCCAGTATCAAGTCTTTCAGATGAGTACTCGAATCTAGTTACTCTCAATTTGTAAACAGGTAAGTTGCCTAATTGAAAGAATGGTTCTTGGTCTTCAATAAATTGAATCTCAAAGAAACTATTCATCAAAGGCATATAAATAATATCACCTTCGTTTGGTCTATCAGAAACTATTTGTGTAGAAGGGTCTCCAACAATATCTTCCCACCTTCTTTTAGATACAGTAAATGTTGTATCTTCTCTTATTTCTAATCCGAATTTAGATATTAATTCTTGTTCGCCAGCAAATCCTTCAGTTGTATCCATATACATTTCACAAAGATAAGCTGCATTAAATTTACTTGCAACATCTTCGCCAAGTATAAGGTCTTTGTTTACTAATGTTCTAGGTAGGTAATAGACATCATGTCCATAGATTTTTAAACCTTCAATAATTAAGTTTTCAAAAAGTTTTTTTTCTTCTGATGAACCTATGCCATTTCCACCTTGAAAGTAATGATTTGTTGGCATGTTGTTATCCTAATATTAAGTGAGGTGGTTCCTCGTAATTACTTCTGACTTCTTGTTCTAGTTTTAATATTTCTGATTCTGCCTGTTGCATGATTTCCATACCATTAAGTGATACACCACCAATCATAGTAACACCAGCAAATTTAGATAAGTTTTGACCCCATTGTAATTTAAATTTTTGAGTAACATATCGTTTTACCCATATGTCATTAAAAACATCTGTGTATGTAGCAGGGTCTAATTTTCTATAACAGTCAATAATTAAATACTCATCTACATCTAAATCGTTTGTCCAATCCATATCAATGTATAATCTATTGTCTAGTTGATTATATCTAATAGGTTTTTCACCTACTAATATATGGTCTAAGAAATCTAAGTGTCTTAATACAACATCATAATTAACTACTGATGTTGAAGAAAAATCGTATAAGTCATTTAATCTTAATTGATATCTAACATCAAATAAGTTTAAGTTACCTTTATCTGAAAAAGGAAATATGTTTGTAACTGCAATTACTGTATCAGGTATAACAAGATAGTTGTCTTGTTCAAAGTGTGTAGTTGATACACTACCTTCTTCTAAATCAGTAGCAGATTCAGTACTTCTAGTTTTATTTTGTAATCTTGCCTTATCATCTGATGTAAGTTTATATTTTAGATAAGTTCTACGAATACCATCTGTGTGATATTGTGCAAAATATTGTAAACTCTCATCTAGTCTATCTTCTAGTTGGTCTTCATCAACATTTATTTCTATTACAGGTTTACCTAATGCTCTTAAAGCATACTGTTTTAGTGTTTCTCTTGTATTTGGGTTTGCCATATCTTAATTCCTCTATACTATTTATGCACTATAATAAGGCAGTTTGTAGTTAGTTCCACCTATTGCAACAGTAATAAACCCTACTGGTGTATCTAAACTTTCAGTCTCAAAAGTTCTAGCACCTATATTTGTTGTAATGCTTGTTGAACCAGATGTAACTGTTCCTTCTACTGCAACAGTACCAGTTGCATTTGGTAAAGTAATTGTTCTGTCAGCGTCTAAACTATCTGCAACAGTTAATGTTAATTCGTGAGCGTCTGCACCATCACCTTCAAAAGTTAAATCTGTTCCTGTATTTAAAAATAATGCTGTAGCGTCTAGTGTTGCAACAGTTGCCGATGAACCATTTGTAATAACTTTAAAGTCTAATTGTCCGTCTTCAGTACCATCTGATACATCTAATGCGTTTGCACTTATCTTACCATAAGTAACTGCCTGGTCAGCGTCATTTTCACCTTTAAATATTAATGCACCTAATTTGTCATCATCTGCTGGACTAGCAGAATTTCTTTTGATTACAAGACCAGGACCTTCAGTACCATCATCACCGGTACCTGTTACAGTTAAAACTGTGCCAATACCTGTTGATGTAAATGTACCTGTTGTACCTTTTATGTCTGCACCTTCAAAGTCTGCTTTTGTATGAGATATATTGCCTGTAGCGTCTGCCGTAGCAGTTGTAGTTGCAACAACAAATTTATCTGCTGATTCATCCCACATCATTATTGCATTATCGCCAGTTGAACCTCTTTCCATTATGATACCAGTATCATTTGCATTTGAACCAGCACCTGAATTTAATTCTAATAAACTATCTGAAACAGTTGTGTTTGTAGATGATACAGTTGTTGTAGTTCCGTTTATAGTTAAATTACCTGCTATAGTAACATTATCTGGCAATCCTATTGTTATTGTATCACCACTTACTGAAGTATTTACTTCGTTTGTAGTACCTTGAATTTTTAGTGTATCTGTCGCAAGTGAAATAGTTGCACTTGTTGAAGCTGTATCTACAATAGTTAAATCTGTTGAAATACTTGCTGTTGAAGCTGCTGTTAATCTACCTTGAGCGTCTACTGTTATGACAGGAATTGCTGTTGATGAACCATATGAAGCTGCACTAACACTTGTGTTTGCAAGTTTAGCTGCTGTAACAGCGTCATCAGCTATTTCAGCAGTTACTACTCCTGAATCTTTAATTGTAACTGCACCTGATGATACTGCAAAGTTATCACTACTAAAACTTGCAACACCTTTATTAGATGTTGTAGCGTCTTCTCCTGCAAAAGTTATAGTGCCAGAACCTTCTGTAACATCCATACCTTCACCAGCAGTAAATGTAATTGTACCACCTAAAGCAGTAGCAGTTGAGTTTGAACCATCTGTAACTGTTATAGATGAGTTTGCTAATTTAGCATTTGCAATTGAACCTGCTAATTTATCGTTTGCAATAGAACCTGCCAATTGAGCATTAGTAATTGTACCTGTTAATGATGATGTTGGATAACTAGTGGCGTCTGATAAATCAAAAGCAGGAGTTGTATCAGAAGCACCAAGTGCTACTGTAATTCCACCAAAGTTTACACTTGAATTACTTAATGAGCTATTACCTATATTTGATAAAGTATTTGCACTACCACTTATTGTTTTATTTGTAAGTGTTTTTGTTGTGCCTGAATATAAAGTATCTAATTGTGATAATAATACTCTACCTTCTGTACCACCATCTGATACTAATAGTTTATCACCAACAGCTAATGTGGCACTTTCTAAATTAGTTGCACCATCTATATTTACAATTGCCTCAACAGAACCAAACTCTAATGCTGAAGCACCAGAATTTACTTTTAATACTTGACCGGCAGAACCAATAGACAACGAAGCACCCAAACCACCATGTGTTAGTCCTACAAAATCGCCTGATTGAAACTCGGCAAGTCCTGTGGCCGTACTGCCACTAAAGACGCCTCGTATAGGTGTTTTAACTGCCATATTTATTCTCTCTCGTTCTTACTATTTATCTAAAATTGAAATAG